CATTACAGAAGTTTCTTGGAAGTTAAAAATAGCTTCTTGGATAATTTCTGTATACAGTTCCGATAGTGTAGACGATGTTGTTTCGTTAGCCATCTTATTTACCTATATTGTTAATTGTTAATTGTTAATTTAGGATTTAATCTAAAACCACCTCTAGATTTACGCATTTCTGCATAAACTTTTCTATCAGATGGATTGTTTAAATCCAAGTCGCCTATTTCTTTGGGTTTTTGGCTATTACCACCGATAGCACTCTGGCTTCCTGAACCTGACAAAGACCCTTGACGGAAATGTGGGTTGCTATCTAAAAACTCCTTAACTCTCTCCTGGATTGTTAAAGGTTGTCCTTTCTCGTTATATCTTATGTTTCCATTATGATCAAGGACTTCTGTTCTACCATCATCAGCTAATTGAACTTCAGATTTTAATAATGCTACTACTTGATCTGGGTTCACTGCTTTATTTGATGAAGCAACACTTAATATGGATTTATCTACTTTTTCCATTTTCATTTGTTGCTTATAGTTTGTTAATTCTTGTTCTTTTTCCGCTAGACGTTCTTGCATTATTTTTTCAAGTTCTTGTTTAGTCTTAGCTTCTTCAAGTTGTTTTTGTTTAACTAACTCATCTTTTTGTTTTTCTTCTTCTTGTATTTTCTTTTCATATTTTTTTCTTTCAGCCATTATCCTTTGTTCGATAATATTATTTAATTGATCTTGCGTGAAAGTTTTAGTTTCTTCTTTTGTTTCAGTAGCTTCAGTTTTAGCTTCTGTGTTCTCATTTGTAGGTTGAGTAACCTTATTTTCTTCTGACATATTACTCCTTATTCAATTATTAATTTTCCGTTACTATCATACCAATTAGGATTGACGTAACTCCATTGATGACGACAATTATAACCACCACGAACAATTAAAGGATCGCCAGATTGTTTCCCTGACCAGCTTTTACTTGCCCATAACTTCTTGACTTCATCAATCGTAAATAGTCCTGATTTTCTTTTATCATATCTTCCACTCCTGACAAGTCTACAATGTTCCCTTGTGGTAGGTATGACATTACCAAAATATTTAACGTATGTTAAACCAGCATCTTTTGACTTTGATAAGTTTAAAGTAGCATCAAATTGCCTTAAAGTGTCATTTAATAGCTGACCAGCATATCGTTTCATATTATTACCAGCTCTATCACTAGCATATTTAGATTGCAAGGTTTGAATATTTAAGTCTAATTTTTTCTTTAATGCTAAAGCTTCTGCTGATCTTCTGTCTAGTTTTCTATATCTTACTTCATCAGCTTTTATAGTTTTAACTAATTTATCAATTTCCTTGTCGTCAGCACTACTGTAAATGCCATTAATTGATAATCGTAATTGTTTTTGTAATTCTTCTTTAGTAGTACCTATCAAAGTATATTGATAAGCTGTTTCTGATAAGTTTCTTGTAAATGTATTTGATATATCTTTAAATTGACTAAATGCTTGTTGTTTTAAATTTTTAATTAATATTAAATCAGCTTCAGTTAATTGTTGAAACTCAATAGGAATATTGCCTATTTCTTTAAAAGCTTTTTCTATCCTTTTAGCTTGTTTGCTAAATCCCTCTCTAACAACTGTATCTGACCATGCCAAATATTCTGTGTCTAAAATTTGTCTTATTTTTGGTTGAAATGCAACAGCAGATTTTAAATCAAATAATTCATTATCTTTAATTGGTAAATCTCTAGAAGCAAATGCTATTACTTGTGTTTCTATTCTATCAAGGGTTTTAATTAATTGTTCGTAGTATTCAGCTTCAGCTATTTCTATTTGCCTGATACGATAGTTTGCAAATTCTTCTACTATATCTGCCATTCATTAAACTTCCTCTGCCTCTACTTCTTCAGCCACTTCTGGTTGTTCAACTTCATCTTGTGTAAATTGACCTAACTCTTTTTGAGTTTCTATTTCATCAAATATAACACCTAATTTTGTATCATCATCAACTACTGATCTAGCAATTTCTTTATCAATTTCTTTTTGTAAAGTAGGCGATTGAATATTGATTGATTTAGCTTGTTGGTAAAATACTAAGTCACTTGCATAATCTCTTATATTGAAACTATCAGGATAATTTATTTCTCCATCAAATTCTTTACCTTGAAACATAGCAAATATTTTAAATAATTGTTCCTCAGCTAATTGCATATAATCAGCTTTTTCAGATAATCTTGCGTTAAGTAATTCAAACTCAGTTTGTAATGCTATACCACTTGCTATTTGTGTTTTTGTATTCCTTACAGCACCAATGTGAGATATTCTGTTTATGGCTTCTACTTTGTTTCTAATAGATTCCATAATAGCATCTAAATTTTGTCCTGATGGTTGCAATAAATATGGTTTTAAATTTGGTTCCATTTCTTCTGGCATTTCAATAATAGCACCAGCACCAGCAGAAGCATTAACACCTGGCGTTTTAACTAATGATGGGTGGTTAGTTAATCTTATAAGTTGTTCGATTTCAGAGTACTCATTGTAAATAGCTTTTTGTAAATCAGCTATATCAGTAAGATCGCTCATGCCAATTCCTCGTTTGTGCGATTTGGAATTGTATAAGATTACTGCTGGAATCTTGCCAAGGCGATTGGGAACAGTATCTACTAACTCTGGTTCGTCATAGTTTGCTTTTTGATAAACTGTATCAATCTTTTCATTAGTCCATATTCTAAAATATGTACCACCATCTTTATCTACTTCTTCTCTAATCTTAATATAATCTAAAACATATCTTCCATTAACTTGTCTAACAAAATTCCAATCAAATACATTTTCAGGTGTAACCATACTTAAATAAGGTTTTATTTCATTTTCAATTTCTTCAGCTAGTGTGTTTGTTGTAAAGTTTGGTTTATCCAAAAATAAAAATACATGACCATAAACAGAAGCATAATTTTGTGCTTGTTGCATTACTGTATTAAAATTATTACCCTCTAAGTCAGCATCTTTTAAGAATGATTCTAAAATAGGATCTCCTTGTATACTACCGAAATCTCTACTTGGTTTTACTCTAAATAAAAATGATGAATAAATTTGAACTACGTTTTTACAATGGTTATCTAAAGCTGTATTGCCTAATCTTTTTGCATACTCGTTATCAAGTTCTAAATTATATCTATGTAAATATTGACCAGCAGAATAATCAAAACCACCATTAAAACTTCTAATATAAAATTCCCATTTATTAATTGATTCTTCGTAGTCTTTGTGAACATCTAAAATTTCTTGTCTTTCGTATGCCATTTTATATTGCCCATCTTTGAGGTTTGAATGAAGTATTTTGAGATATTAAAGGTTTTACTATTTCTATTAAATATCCAATGCTATCGTTCATATGGTCAAATCCCTCTGCCTTATCAGGTATATTTGTATTTTCTTTATATATTTGCCTTTGTAACCCTTTTATGATCGTTTTGCAAGTTGGATTAACATAAATGTATCTATTTCCGTCAGCTGACTTTAGTCTTGAGTTCACAGCATTGATACGATCTCTTACAGGACTATGACGTAATTTGCATTTAACATTAAATCCTGCGTTTTGTAATATAGTTAAATCAGTTTTACCACCAGCAGAAGTTTTCCTTTGACGACAAGCTGGGTCAGGATAAACAAAAATTTTAGTTTTACTGCCGTATCTATCTTTTATTTCTTCTACCATTTCATCAGTATTACTAGAATAAATTACTATTTCGTCTACAAAATGAATTATATCTTTATCAATTTGAGATACTGAAGCTGACATTGGATCCACGTTAAAGTCTAAACCAATATGTAAAGGTTTTGACCAATCTATTTCTTTTTTCTTAACATTGTCTACAGGGTGGAAATTATAATAAACTGCACCAGCATAGTTTTCAAATGTACCTTCAAACTCTTGTCTAAAAGTTCTTATATCAATATCTTGTTTAGCTTGTTCTATTTCATCTTGACTAACCATACCACCCTCTAAAGTAGTAAATTGAAAACTATCCCACTCACTATCTTCCTTGCCTTTTAAATACATACGATATGCCCAATTACCATAACCCTTAGGAGAACCACACATTAAAACATCTCCCTCAGTATCAGCAACAGATGCCCTTAAAACTTCAGTCCAAGCCTTTTCATCAATATCAGCAAACTCATCAAGAATTAAAAAGTTTAAACCTGTACCTCGAAGTCCATCATAGTTCTCACAACCTTTTAAAGATATTTTACTACCTGTTTTTTTAATAGTTATAGTTAAATTAGATTCATTAATATTTTCTATCCAATTAAAACTATGTAATATTTCTTTTAATTTAGACCATACGATTTCCCTAGCCATTTTAAAAGTGGGTGCAACATACCATATATTTTGTTTTACTTTAGTTGCGTATTTCATCATTTCAGTAATACAAAGATAAGTTTTACCAAATCGTCTACCAGAAACTAAAACTCTAAATCTTTTTTTACTTGATGAAACTTTATGTTGGGGTTTTGTAAGTGTTATTTTCATTACAGAAATAAGATATATATAATTTATCTCTATTAATCAATTCCTCTTGTTTTTCTGCAAATTTAATTGTTAATTCAGAACCAGCGACTACACATTCTGTCCAAGTATCATAAGCTGGTTTAACTGTCATTGTGTTATTGCAAAAACCTGTAATCGCAGAACAAACAGTAAATGCAAGAATAAATTTCATTTATTTTTTCTTTTTGATTTTTTTCCTGTAGCCCACCATATAATTTTATAGCAAATTCTAACTAAATAGATATAAAATAAATCATACATTGTAATACTCATAAATTAATTTTTGCTATTAATATAATTATAAACTCTACCTATTTGTTTGTCTATTTGAAGTAACTCTCCATTCATCATTCTAGTAAATTCTTTTAACTCTACTATAGATAGTAATATCCAACCAGATAAACCAGATAAAATAAAACCTAAAATTGCGATTAAATATTTTGTATCAATTTTCATTCTGCAATCTTACCTTTATTAACACCTTTTTTAATAACATACTTTTGAGTTCCATTAGCACCTGTATCAACTTCCTTACGGAGATGTTTAAATATGTTCTTTTGTTTTAATTCTTTTTCTATTCTTTTTAAAAAGCTTTCTAATGATTTTGAATCTCGCATCTCATTCTCCATTAAATAAATCTTCAGGAGAAGTTTTTTTGTTTTTTCTTTTCTTTTTAGGTTTAATGAAGAAACTATCTACCCAATTAAACCATGAATCTACCCAACTAAAAAATGTATATAACCATCTATCAATCATATCTTAAATCCTTTTCTCCATGACTTAACAGCCCAATATACAGGGGTTGTATTTAATTGTTTGCTTGATCTTTTGGCTTTAGCTAAAATTGGTCTAAATCTTGCCATAAATGATCGTTTTCTAGCTGGGATATTTTTCTTAATAGATAAGTTTTTATCGCCAAAATTAACTTTGACTACTCGACCTGTTTTTTTATTTTTAACAAATACTTTAAATTTCTTAACGTCCCCACGCATAGGTTTGTTAAGTCTAACTGATCTACCCTTGTATTTTGCTTTAGCCATAATAGGCTATTTATCATATTACTTATCGTAATTAAATAATTATATTCCTATATCATCTAAAAACTTTTTAAGCTTAGCAAGTAATTTAAGAAGCTTATCACGTTGATCTTTAACTGCTTTTAATTCCCACTCTAACTGTTTTATCCTTTTATTTTCCCTGTCCACGATATTTTTTCTTTCCTTGTTGTCTACGTTTATTTTTATTCATAGTGCTAGTTATAGGTTTTCTCCCTATAGATGTACCTTTTTCAGTTTTAGTGTATACTATAGTTGCACCAAATAAATTACCCTTTTTCTTTGACATCTGTACTTTCTGCTTCAATTACTAATGGTAATGGTTCGTTGTAATTAGTTTGTTCAATTTTATCCCTTTGGTCTAAATGTTGTTTTCCTAACCATATTTGCATAGCTACATTACCACCTAGTGCTTTTTCAAACTGTGCACGTCTCAAACTTATATTGCCCGTCTCTCTACCCTTTTTTATTAGGTGGACATAATTGCGTTGTAAGGTCTTAGTAGACACACCTACGAAAGAGGCAATTTCATCATAAGTACAATGGAGTTGAGCGAGTTTTTGGATAGTTTGCTCATCTACTTGTTTCATTGGTCTAGCCATGGTTTTGTCCTTTTTTCATTCTTCTAAATGTTAAATCCCACATACCATTCTTTCTTAACACTTTTTTAAAGTATTGTGGATATTTATTTGCTAACCAATCAGTTGCTTCTTTTTCTCCATCTTGATTTCTTGATACTTGATGACCACCCTCTCCTTTCCAATATTCAGTTGTAGGCGCAATATAATTAAATCTTCCTATACCCTTGTCAGCTATATAGTATTTTACAGTCATTTCATGGGATTCTTTACCAGCAGTATAATTTGCTCTAGCTTTACATTCTTGACCCTCATCACGCAATACATCATGGTTATTAATAATTCCTATTACATTCCCTACGATATATTTAAGGTCAAATGATACGTTTTTTTTCATAAAAAAAGGGTTATCAACAGGGTAAGTTCCAAAATATCTAATATTTCTTTTAGCACATAAAGAAAAGGCATTTTTAATAAAGCCATCTAAATCAATTAAATCAACAAGTTTTTTATCGTTAATTTTTTCTGATAATTTTTTAATATCGTCATCAATCATAAATAACCAAGTACCGATTTCATGTGTTTTTTGAATATGGTTTCTTTGTTGAGGAATGCCTCTTTTACCTACTACTATTTGACCATAGGTATTTTTATCTAAATTTTCTTGATAAATTTTTTTTTCTTCTTCATTGGCAACATAAATATATATGTTATTTTTATCTACATTTGTTTTACTTAAATAATTTAGAGTTTTATCTTTAAGAGTTTTATGCCTTTTAAAACTTGGTACGATTATTTTATACATCAATTTTCTCCATTATTATTTTTGCTTTTAATTTTTCTTCTTCGCTGAACATAGTTTTAATATTTTTTTTAGCTCTATCTAATTCATATGCGGAATTACCACAGTAAATCATATTTTCTCTATAATAACATACGATACTTATGCGTTCAGCAAATCCTCTTTTTTCAATTTTAGTATTACCATGTAACTCATGAACGTCAAATAGTGCTATATCCCCATCTCTAACGTCCAAACCAACCCCATATTTTGGTATAACTGTATATCCGCCTTTATAGTTGCCTACACCTAAAACACCTAAATTACCCATACCATTTTTATAATCGCCTTTATCATAATGACAAGCTGTTCTAAAATTTCTATTTACAGTTACAGTAGTAAAAGCAGTATCAGTTATAATAAAATCTTTATTAGTTTCTTCGGCAAGTTTTTTTTGTTTATTATATTGGTCAGTTGCATATTGTTTATAAGTTTCATTAACTTTTTGAATATAAGGTATCATTTTTTTATATTCATTTATATTTTTTTGAGTGAACATGGTGGTTCTGCAATATGGTATTCTAGGATAACGATCACTAAATCCAACAGTACTGCTATTGACTGTTAATGCGTAACTTGTTTTTGATAATTTACCATTTTTAATATTTATAGGTGTATATCTATAACCAGCTATCTTACCGATAGTTCTTTCGCCTATTTTATCCCCAACTTTGTAAATGTTTTCTATGTTACCAGAAGCCATACCACGATTATTAGAACCACGTTTAGAAGCTTTTCTAAATGCTTTACGGCAATAATCTAAAATATTTTTATCAACTTTATTTTTAACAAGTACTGCAACTATTTTATTTTGTTCATTATAAACTATGGTGTCACGATCAATTAAATGTTTAATGTAACTTTCATCAATAAAATTACCTTCAAGATTTTTAATTTCCTGATTTGTTAATATTGGTTTAGCTGTTATTTGATTCATTGATTACTGCCTGATAAACTGCATCAGAAATATTATCTACATTATATTTTTGATACAATTTTTCAATAGCTTCTTTAAACTTAGTTTCTTGTTCTGGGTTAAAAAATATTTGAATCATTTTAACGTCATTTTCATTTAGGTTTAAATCAATATCTGGTAAATCAGATTTTTCTTCTTTTGGTAAAAAAAATTGATCTATTTCATTAGAGTTAAAACCTGTTAAATCTAAATTGAAATTTTCATCTTGTAATACGTTTAATTCTTCCTTTAATAATTTATTAGCCCACTTAGATTCTTCATTAGATCTGTTATCCATAATACGATAAGCAATAGAATCATTTTTTTTAAATTCTTTTTTAACTACTGAAGCTGTTGTTTTGCCTAATTTTTTTAGTGCTTTCCAACGAGTATGACCTACCACTATAACATTATCTTGATCAATAACGATAGGTTGATTATTTCCAAATTCTTTTATAGAATTAGCAACTTTTTCAACTGCTTCTACTGATATATCTCTTGGGTTGTTTTTATAAGGTTTAATTTCGTCAATATTGATTTCTTGTATTTGCATTTTATCCTCTTATTATTTTATTTAATTGATTTAAAAGTTTTGGGTTCTGTTTAAAAATTTTTGTGTAGCCATTTCCTACAGCTATAGCGATTGGTTCTTCGCCTTTTTGATAAACAGTTATTTTTTCAAAGTACATAATGATATGAAATATTTCATGTATTATAGTATTAAACAATTTAACTCCTTTGATTGTTTTGTCAATTACAAGTAATTTCTTTTTAGTTTCAAAATACCCATCAAAATCTTGTAATTTTTTATATTCAACTTTTATAATATTTCTCCCATACTTAATTTGAGTTAATTTCATTCATCAGGCAATATCATATTTTTTTCATCAAATATATCTATTTTAAATTTTTTACCATCTTTGGTAAATTTTTCATAATTTTGAACTCTACCAACATGAGTATATCCGAGATTAATAAGCCTTGAAACAACAGTTTTTAAAGCATCTTCAGTATCATCTTCTATTTCCCATCTACGTTCATTTAGCCAAGTTGCAAAATGTGGAATAAACTTTTTTTCAATATTTTGGGTTTGTTTATTATAAATAAAAGAAGTTTCATCAATAGTAGGCATATCATGTTCTAATTTTAGCCACAATTTATATGCTTTAAATTTACTTCCTCTTTTGATTTTTAAGTTCTTCCAAAGATTTTCAAATGAATGATCATATTCATTTCTATTATTAGGTATAGGTTTAGGTATAGGTATAGGTGCCATGATGTTGCTATTGGCAGAATATCTAGATTCAGCACCTTTTTTACCAGCATTTGATTTTCTTTTATATTTATCAGTTAAATACTGGTGTTCTTGAACTAATCTTTTATGATACCAAGTTTTTTTGTTCCTATCATCACATTCACGTTCTACCTTAAAAAATTCTTCTAAAACTTCATAAACGTCAATATGACATTCATCAGTAATACATTGGCAAATTCTAAAAGCAGATTCAGTCGTAAATGGCTTAGCATTTTTTGTCCAAGCGAATGATAATAGCCTTATGTAAATGCCTATCTTATTATTAGTTAAGTGTACTGTTTCAGCTGTAAAAGTATCTGTAAATAGCTGTAACGCATGAAATTTATTCGTTTCCTTGTCCATAAAATATATCTCCTTTTTCTAGTTCATTGATTTGATTGTTAGTTTCTTTTAGTAAATGAAGTTCTGTACCGAACAGTTCTTCAAATTTTTTTTTGTTTAAATGCACCGATTCATTACCCATATTATGATGTTGAGGACATAAAGGTATAGTTTGGTCATGCGAGGGTCTTAAACCCATACCCGTAAATTTTCTAATGTGATGTATGATAGGTTCGCTAAATATACCTCTTTGATTACAGGCTATACAGCCTAATTGTTTAAGTTTATCAAACCTTTCTCTATCCTTTTTTTTCATATTATACCTTTAACCATTTTACCTTTTAGGGTTTTTGTATATCTTATATGGGTATATGCTTCTTTTCCGTCAAAATAATATCCTTCAACAACATAAGTTTTAATCTTAGCTTTTTTATTTTGTTTTTTTTTCTTTCGGTCTTGCATCTGTACCTCTTATCCTATTTTGCCAACAACATTTTATATCTAACCTTTTATCATTATTACCATAACAAATTTTAATAACATGACCATTTTTAGTATCACTTATCCAAAATTTTTTATAGTTTTTTAAAGTTATTGTTTTTGGCATTGGTTTAAATATTTTTGATATTCAATCCTAATTTTATCGTCTTTTTCAAAAGTATCTTCATAATTAAGTTCTTTGTTAAGCTTAAATTCTAAATAACTAATTGGTTCATTCTGTAATTTTTTTTTTAATTTTTTCACAATGATGTATAATTGAATCTAATTCATCTTTAACAAAGTTCTTGTTATCACTTCCGTCATAATCAGATAACTCAATCAACTGACCTAGCCTAATCATTCTTAATAACCTTTTAAATGCACGGCGAACATGCATATCTGACATATCAGAAACATATAACCATGTATTTTTTGATCGACTAAAATATTGTTCTTCGGGTGTTGATTGTTGAGTTTCATCAGTTTTAGGAATATCTAAAAAATCTTCGCCACTCATAATAAACTCCTTTGGTTAGTATTATCTTCCTTATAAGGTTTCCAATCAAAATCTACAAGTCTATATTCTTTTCCATTGAATTTACTTTTAAAACTTTGATCAGTATAAGTTTTCGCAGTTTTTAATTTTTCATAAGGAATAAACATATATTCACTTCCGTAAGTAATACCTAGAGATTCTTTTTTTCTAAGTGCTTTTTTATATATATGTTCCCTGACTGATACTTTCCCCAACCATATTTTTTTCACTTCTACTTTTATCATTATATTTCTCCTCTAGTTCATCTATTAATTTCATAGCTTTTTCTTTTTTCAATATCGAAATATCTGAAGCATCTAACACTTCATAAGCATCGCCATATTGAAAAATATTAATTGGAACATCATAAGCTATGCAAAATGTAATTAATTTTTCAGCTGATAATCCATTAATACCTCTTTCATATTTTTGTACTTGTTGAAAAGTTACACCTAATTTTTTTGCAACTTTTGTTTGGGTTTGTTTTTTATCATAACGAATAGCAATCATCATTGATGCTAATCTACATCTTAGTTTCATGTCCATATTTTACCTGTGAGTTGTAGGGTGGGAAATCGGTAAAACCCACCCCATGTATAACTAGAAAGGGAGTATAATGAATACACTCATTTTTACGTTTATCCGATTTAACCATTTAAGTCTATATAAATTAAAAGTTGTAATTTGATTTGATTAAAAATTTACTTTTTTTACTATTTTTTTCCTAAAATCCCTAATTTTACTGAATAATTACTTCTTTACTGTATAGACCTTTTTTAGCATACTTTATTTATAAAAAAGACTACGTGTAATTCGGTACTCGTCTATAAACTTATAAAAACCAATTCAGAGCCTCAGAAGTTAATTCTAAGTTTTGACTGAGAAAAAAGTTGTTTCATAATCTGGGTGGGAGCCTCAAAGAGTGTGTGTTAAGACCTACGATTTAGTTTGTGATTATTATAGTTCTATAACCTTTAGCAAGTTATACTGATGATGTTAGCTAAATTACGAAAACTATAACTAGGAGAAAATATGAGAAGAGTAAATATATCAGTTGATACTGACAGAGTTACTAAATCATTTTTAAATAAAAGTGATTTGGTCGCTTACATTAAAACGCATACTGACTTTAGAGATATACACCCTTATATTCATTTGACTATGGCAGATGCTATATGGGATTTGAATGTTGGTAAAAGTGTAAATTTTTTTAATTATACTTTTTCAATTCAATCTAAAGCGAGAGTTGGCAATCATTTAGTAATTTAACAGGGAGAAAAAATGTCAAGAGAAATAAAACTTGAAGCAAATAAAACAGTAAAAGAAGTCTTTGAAAATTATGGAGATGTTTTTATTGAAAATAATTTAGTTCAATGGAATGTAGCTAAGGAAGATGGACTTACTCATTATCCTTTTGAAGATATGCTTAATGACTTTTATAATTGTGATTTAATTTCTAAAACAGTTAGAGACGCAACTGTAAAAGCTAGAGAAGAAGATGATGAAAAGTTTTGGAATAATTATTTTAACAATAGGAATAATCATGAAAAAACTTCTTGATGCTTTAGAATATGTTTCTATGGCTTTAATCCTTGCTTATTTTTTTTTAGGTGGGTTTAAATGGACTATAGATTATTTAATGATGTAAGACGAAAGGGGAATCATTTCTCCCCTCTATCTACTTTGGTAAGTAGGTACTGATGATGTCAGCCACATCAATTATAACTAAAAGGAAACTAAATGAAAAAAGGTGAAAACATAAATAATATGTTAGAAACTATTTACGAAGATAGAAAAAACAAATCTGACTATCTTGTAAATTTAAAAGACATTGAGGTTACTACTCAATCTGATAATGACCCGATGCCTACACTTCATGTTAAACACTTAACTAGTGCTAATGATTTTAGCTTTACTGATAGATCTGTTAGTCAGATGTGTGGTAAGCTAAAAATTGGTAAATCATATATTCAAAAATGTTTGCCAGAAAGTGCTGATCTAGTTGCTCATAACCTTAATTTTTGGATTAATAAGTCTAAAGATAGAAAGCTTATGTTAAGAACTTATAACGACAATGAAGCTAGAGCAATCTTAACTGATAGATACAAAAGAATAGATTGTGATAGAGTTGCTGGTCAAGTTCTTGATAAGTTAATGGATTTAGACGTTGAGTTTAAATACTCTTATTATGACGGCGACAAAATGAATATTACTGCTGTTACTCCAAAGATAGAGGGAGAAGTAGTAAAAGGCGATGTTGTACAAGGTGGTATTACTATTACTAATTCAGAAGTTGGTAATGGTTCACTTATGATTAAGCCATTTATCTACAGGTTAGTATGTACTAATGGTATGGTGGCACCAAGCTATTATAACCAATTTTATGCTAAGCATGTTGGTAAAATAGTTATTGACCCTAATGAAGATGAGCAGTGGAAAGTAACTATAGAAAAGATGAATAAGCAATTAGAATTAGTTGCTAATCCTGAAGTGTTTGAAGAAAACTTATTAAGACTTCAACAAACAACTAAGGAACAAGTTAATTCACATCAAATAGTTGCTTTAGCTAAAAGTCAAGGAATATCAGATGTAGAACGTGCTGGTATTTTTGAAAGACTTAATCATTATGTTGGCGAAGAATTTACTGTATCTAAATATGATTTAGCAAATGCAGTAACTAATCTTGCTAATGATGAGGAAAAGTCACATGATAGAGCATCATTCTTACAAGAACTTGGCGGAATGATTATCTTTTCTAATAACTTAAATCAAGTAAGAGTATAAATCAATAAATCGGTGGGGTGTAATTCCCCACCAAGAAAGGTATGTATGATTATAAATGGTAAGCCAATACATCGTAGATATGTAAAGGCATTTACAATTACAATTATATCAATCGTAACAATAGGAGTGCTGATATGGTTAATCTAAAAGAAGCATTTAAAGACATTACTAAAAGAGCAAAACTAACTGAAAGGTTATTTACTCTTTATGAGTTGAGAGTTATCTTAAATGATAAAATAAATAAAACAGAAGCTAAAATAGTTGAACTAGATATGGAGATAGCAAAAGATGAAAATAAACAAAATAGCACAGACGGAAGCGATAAAGAATAGAAGAATGGATATTATAAATCGTATTTCTAAAAAACGTCATTGGACTTTTAGTGATATGAACCCATACTTCGTTGAGGTATATGAGATAATGCCAAAAATTACTGAAGCTTTATCTTATAGAAGTTATAAAAAACAATTAAAAATAGAAAAGGAGAAATATGAAAAGATTGCTATGTTTAATGCTATTCGTACAGGGTTGTGCGTATAATCCTGTGATTGATACTGCGGGTCGTAGTGGTACGTTTAACGAACCTAAAGCAGTTGAAATAACTAATGACTTACAGCATTGCAAAACTATTGCTAAAGAAAATACTACTTTTATCAGTAATATATTTCATTGGTCATTAAGTCCAACAATGGATACAAAATATAAAGCATTAGTTAGAAAGTGTTTAAATAATCGTGGTCATTCAGTTTTAAATTAAAGAAAGGAAATTATGAATAAACAAATAAAAACTGATTACATGATTAAAGGTATGGTAGAAGATTTTAAGAAAAAACCTAATGCCAAACTTTTCAATCAGATAATAGGTCTTAAATTTAAAAATATAAGACTTGAAAAAGATATTACTGCAGAAGCAGTAGTAGAAGATAACAAAATATACTTTAGTTCAATTTTTGATTTATATAAATTTGAAAAAGGTATAAAAACTGATGTATCTAAATTGTTTTGTCTTACTAAATATTACAAGTATGACATAACTCAATTATTAGAACGTCTTAACTAGGAGGAACGATGTATATAAAACATCAATTAAAAAATGGTCTTACTTTAGATTTTGATGATGATAAGCATATTTATTATCACGAGGGTAAGAAAGTTGAAAGTGTAACAGGAATATGTGGTAATGGTATTCCTAAACCAGAACTAACAGGTTGGCTAGTCGCTACACCTATTAGAGAAATAAAAGCTCTTATTAATCATAAGTTAGATAATGGCGAAACGATTGACAGGGTTATGTTAGAAAGAATAATTGATCAAGCTAAAAACAAAACAGAAGAAATTAAAAAAGATGCTGGACTTGTTGGAACAGTTGTTCATGGTTTGATTGAAGATTATCTTAAGGGTAAAAAAATTCCTAAACAATCTGATGAAAAGGTTATTAATTGTTGGAACCTTTTTTTAGAGTGGTGGAATAAACAAGAGTATCAAGTTGTAGAATTAGAAAAAAAAGTATTTTCTAAAAAATATAACTATGCTGGTACACTTGATCTTGTTTTAAAAGATAAGAGTGGCAATCTTATTTTAGCAGATATTAAAACAAGTAATCATATATCATTTGACTACACATTACAGTTAAATGCGTATAAACAAGCCTATGAGGAAGAAACTAAACTTAAAATTTCCAAAGGGTTAATTATAAGATTACCTAAAAAAGATGGAAATATACAAGTTAAGGAGCTTCCATTAAATAAACAAATGTTTGATGCGTTTCTCGGTGCTATTAATATTTGCATAGCTAAAGAAATACACAAGCAAAAATAAAAACAGAAACAAGGAAAAAACATGCAAACACAAGGACAAAGTCTACCATTCGCTGGTTTGACACTTAAAATGTACAGTACAGGTAATAGAGCGCCAAAGATGGAGTATCAAGCTTCATCAAATAAAGCTCAATTTAAATGTACTTTAACTAAAAGAATGTTTGATTTAACAAATATTCAAGGTTGGTTAAATACTCCAGAAATACAAGAATATGTTAGAGCTGGGTATGTGCTTAAATGGGGTGCTAAAACTGTTCAGGCAGAAGCTAACCAATATAATGATGGAATGCAATTAGAAATAACTTATTACATGGTTAAACCATATAATAAATCTGGTTACACTCCAGCAAATAAACCTCAGCAACAAAGTTATCAACAAGCTAAACAAGGTTATCAGCTAACTGATGATAAGTTGCCTAATAGTCCAAGAGAAGAAATAGATTGGGCTAAGGAAAGTGCAACTGATTTTAACCCAGAACAATACGAACAAGAACTGAGTTAATGAGCGAACCTAAGTATATAGAAATAAGACCTAAGTCTTTTGATCCTCATAGAATCGTAGCTTATGTTGATGCTTTAGATAAGAGATTAGTTAAAGCTGAAATTGAATACGATCAAGTAAAAGATCAAGTGAATGAAGTGTTTGATTATGTCGTTAATGAAAAAATGACTAATGATTCTATTTCTGTATCTCTAGCTAAAGTTAAAGCAACTAATGATGAAAGATATATGAAAGTAAAAAAAGAACTTTCTGATAAAAAAAAATTATATCTTTTTTCTAAAGTTGAAGCTAAAAATGGTCATACTTATTGTGATCATTTAAAGCAAGAAGCAATCAATAACTTAGCGATAGAAAAGCTTTCAAAATAATATTATGGGGGGAGAAATCCCCCTTTAATTTCTAGTTATTTCTAATGTGCTTAAATCAGTATCTTCATGTATTCCCGTATAACTATATTCATAGTCAATCAAATCCACATCATCTCTTTTTTTAATTTCAGCAATCATTTCATTTACTTTAGGAAAACTTGGAAAAGTATCTATAAACCTAAAACACACATAAGAACCATAAGGATTGTTTGGTGCTTCAAGTTGTAATTCTAAGCTTGTGATTACTGCGTCTACTTTAATCTTGTCCATTAGACAAGTTACTATTTTTTACGCATAATGTCAGCACCCTTTAATCCATAAATCGCAGAAACTACTCCGATAAAAATTGCTTGGTACCAATAAGGTAAATTTGAAAAGTATTCAAAAAACGTATCTAGTTTATTACGAATTTCAGGATCGTCAGAAAACACAGACCACCCCAATAACAAAATAGGAATAGATACGAGAATAAGGACAAATTCGTCTTTGTAACCATTGTCGTTACTCTCAATAATTTTTGCTTTATATTCAATTTCGCCTTTCGCCATTTGCTCAGCATGACGCATTTGAGCATCTGACATTAATTTTTTTGTAAGTTGTTTATTTTGATAAATTTTACCAGCAGTCTTTACACCTAATGAAATTAAATTCAACCACATATTAATCCTTTTTGATTAATTCAATTTGCATATCAATAACGTGCTTTGCTTTTTCTAAATCTTTAATTTGATCTTTTTTGTCTTTCCACTTTTTATTGTATCTTGATATGTACTTTACAACATGAGTTTGACAGGCATTAAATTCATTAGCCATAGAATACTCTAAAGGCTGGATTTTAAGCGATTTATAGTGATTGCCTGATACTTGCTCAGAAAATGCAGAAACATCGCTGTGCGAGGCTCTATGGCTCTTTAAAAGGGTGTTTTTTAGCTTATTTGAGGTCATACTATCTTTCCTATCCAATTTCCTTGTTTGTCTAATACCATCGGTAATAATCTGGGTACACCATTTAAAATAATTCCACAACCTAAAATAAATCTAGTTTTAAAGTTTTTTGCGTATGCAAATGCCATTGATTTCTGATTGATTAAACAACCAACATTCATTCCAAAAAATAAGTTATCAGGATTTGCCCACCAAGATATTACAAATTTCGTATGATAGTGTCCTTGCACAGTAGACATGGACATAGCTTGTGAAGTCTTCAATACATCAGCACTACGACCATGAGTAAAAAAACATCTTTGTCCATTAGACATTGTAAGTGTTAAATCGTCTACCCATTTCCATTTTTTAGTCCCTAAGAAATCTCCATAATCTTTTAAAAATTCTTTACTCATTCCAAACTTTAATGCTCTACGATACACTAGACTTGAATGGTTACTATCTACTTCTGTTACTTCTGGGAATATATTTTCTAATTCTTTCACATAAATTCTAGCTTGTTTTAATTCATGTCCAGCTGAATATAAATCAGGATTGTGTTCGTGCATACTTATTGCATGAAAATCTAAACTATCGCCTATATTGATTATCTTATCTGGTTTAAATTCTTTTTTAATTTCAGATAAAAATTTTATACTATCCTTATGATGATAAGGTATATGCATGTCGCTGATTACAAGTATTCTATTATTAGCCATACAATTATTGCTTGTACAGTTATTTAGATAAAAAGTAAAGTACTTGTGCTATAAATAAAATTGCTATTGCACCAACTCCATACATTATCCAATTTGTCATGTTATCAAATTTTTTATCAATCTTATCATCTATCTTTTCTATATCATCATGCATGTGTTTAAGATGATTGGTTTGGATTGTATGAATTGTTTTTTTTAAACCTGTGATGTGTCCGTAAAGTGCTACAATATGTTCGCCTGTAGTTTTAGGTGTCTTAGCCATTAGTCTACAGGTGTTATTGATATTTCGCCAGCACCAGCACCATGTCCAATAAAAGCAACCTTGTCGCCTGACTTAAAAGAAAAAACTTCGACATGATTTGTTGGCATTAATGGGTCAGATTCTGTAGCAGTTGGATTGGTTCCAAATTTAATATGTGCATGAGTAGTAGTTGCTATTCTAACTAAACCACTTCCTGTTTCTATAGCAGTTGATTGAACAGAAGAATTTTCTACAGTTCCTGTGTAGCTTGAATTATCAGGGTCTTTTTTAGTATAATTTCTAATCATTTCTTTTTCTTTTTTTTCTTTCTTACTTTGTATTTACCTTTAACAAATCTTTTACGATATAACTCTTTTAACATAGTTGAGGTAGTAATTGCCATTATTTTTTTCTTGGTTTGTATTTTTTAATAGCTTTAGAAATAAATATGTTTTTATACAAAGAAACCTTTTTACCAAACTTCTTATCAGCCTGCCTTTTAGCTGATTTATATGCTTTTGATTTTTTATTAAAAGATTTAGGTTTTCCTAATTTCTTTGGTCTTGGTTTGGCATATATAGGTTTCTTTTTAGGCATTATTTTTTCTTTTTCTTTTTCATTTTAGATTTTTTTTTAGCTGGTCTTCCTTTTTTAGACCCATAAGTTCCTTTACCCATTGGCATAATAGACTCCTATTAGTTAGTTATTTTTCCACCTGACCATTTAGCATCAGGTAATCCATTACTATACGATTTTCCATCAAATGTTAATACTTGTTTTCTGTTTGAGCCATCTTTGTATGAAACATGAATCCAACCACTATTTTGTTCTCCTGTGTAATATTCTAAAATGAGTTGGTCAAAATCTACATTGTTTTGAATCCATAAAGCTACTTCAAGATTAGACACTCCAGCTATTTCAAAATCACAAGCATTTCCTGTAGTGTGTTGTGAAGTTTTTTTACTACCTATTGCAACGCATAATTCTTCTGATCTATAACCAGAAGTAATAGTAATTGGCTTTTCAAACTTTGCTCTAACAGGTTCTAATACTTCATAACATAAATCGCCTAGATTTTTAATCTCTCCAGCACCAGCTTTATTAATTATACCTTTTCTTGTAGCTGTTTGGCTTTTTTCAAATTCTTCTAAAGTAAAATGCTTTGAAAGT